AGCCCCAAGCGCCTTCGCCCCATCCCGCCATGACTTACCCTTTAGGTAGTAGCCAAACGCAGCAAAGCGGTTGTAGTAGTGTTTGACGGCATCGTCAGTGTGAACGTACCCGCAGTGATAGTCTGTGAACCAAATGTATGGACAGACACCGCTCTGTTTGCCTGTGTGTTGTTGTAAATTAGCACCGTATCAAAAGCCGTTGCAAGGGTCACGGTTGTGTACACAAGACTTGCGGAAGAAGTCCAATATGCCACACCTGCGGTAGCCGAAGCGTTTGTTGCAATCGGCGCAGTGGCGTTGGTAACAGCTATACCGCCAGCGGTATAGTTCGTACCTGAGACTTCACCCGTTGCTGTGTACACGGTGGTGGCTGCATTAATCGTAGCTGACGCTAGATACAGAGCCGCTTTGAACGAGTCGGTGGTAGGTGCGGTCAAGCTGGTGCGCGAAACGAGCGTAACCGTGCCGAATTGATGCGCCCCGACAAGCAGTTCGCCCATGAACGAGGTACACATTGCTTGTGTGTTTGCCATGATATTTTCCTTTATGTAATAGAAGCGACTTCGCCACCCGCGAACGAGGGCATTTTTTTCAGCGCAACGTGGGCAGAGCGGTGAACCAATCCACCATCCAACCAGTACTCCACCCAAGTGGTGTACTCGTTATCGTTATCCACAGACCCCTCACGCTTTTCCAGCAGTGAGTCGTCCATATCGCCTTTTGTAGTCGTAACAATCATAATAGCTCCTTAGTTAAACCGCAACAACGCGGAGGTGGCAGAATTTGCGGGCATCTGCACGGTAAACGTACCCTGACAAGTCTTGTCTGACCCAAAGTCCAACACGGCAACAGACTTATTACTTTGAGTCGAGTTGTAAATTAAGCCGCCACGCGCAGTGAAAACCGCAGGGTTCCACGCGGCGTTGTTAAAGTTCACGTACACGACCCCATCGGTGGATGCGTTGATCGTTACGCCTGTGAGGGCAACCCCCCCTGCGGTGTAGCCCGTACCAACAACTTCATACAAAGTGGTGTACACCGTTGTACTGGGGCCAAGCGTAGCCAACCCCGTAAACAACGCCAGCTTGAGCGTGTCCGTAGCAAGGTCTTGCTGCGCTTGCAGAATCTCTTGCTTGAAGCTGGTAGTAAGCGTTTGTTGGATTGCCATCAGACCACCTGTTAATTGACCGTGATACGGACTTGCCCGTCACGATACGCATCCATCCGCTGCTTGCCATCGCCAAGGTTCTTGAGCAGAGCAATCGACTGAAGGTACATGTCGTTGTACATCTTGACCATATCCGCCTCGCCCTTCATGTAGCGAATCGCCTCAATCAACGTACCGTTGAGAAGCGCAGAGTCGAAGTTGTCACCAAGCCATGTAGTGCCTGATGTGACAATAGACTCGGGGTAATAGTAGTAGTGCAACTCAGCCCCGTACGCAACATCAGGAGTTGGCCCCATGATGAACGACAACTCAGTTACCGCCGCCGAATTGGGGCCAAAGATGGCGTAGTGCACGGGCTGACCCGTGCTGGTGGCGCTGGGGTACGCTTCACGAATGAAGTTCACGTCCTTGTTGAGCAAGAAGGTGTAGACGTTGGCGTTTGGCCCTGTCAATGGAAATACTGCAATCGAGTACACCGACAGAAAATCTTCAGGGGCAGACAAGTATTTGTTGTTTGCCAAAATGTTGCCAGTTACGTTTTTACGCAAAAAGGCAAGCTGTACGGTGTTGTAGATTTTCTGTTCCGTTTGGCGGATGAACAGGTTCATATCATCCGTGGGAAACGTGTTCTCACAGATGTCCGATACAAACTGAACGAGTTCGGTATACGTCATATCAACCTCACGCCATTGGGCCTCGGGCCATCAAACCTTTGGTAGCCGCGCCTGTACCGCGAACTTTAATGCCGCTGGTCTTGGCTGGCTTCTCACCCGCAGATTTGCTGCGGTTACCGACACCCATATCCAAGGTGTTGAGGCTGCTACGGTTAGCACCGGAACCGGGGTTGGTCGAGGCTTTTACCTCTTTTCCGTCCATCGTGTGTGGCTTGGCATAAACGCTGGCGTCACCAACTTCTTTACCCATCATTTTTTTGCTGAACTTAGCCATGATTAACCTCCAGATTGGTTTTTGGCGCGTGCAATGTTGCGACCAAACTTCTTTGCGTTTGCGGAGGTAACGCCACCTTTGGCAAACTTGGTCATAGGTTTACCGGGGTGCATCTTTTTCTCGTGCTTGTGCACGGCCCCCGCCATCATTTTCTTGTCCTGTTTTAAGTCTTGCTTGTCCATGTCTTACTCCTTATGTCGTGACTACCGTTACTGTACCAACTTCTGACAACGACACCAAGTAGTTCGGTGTCAGCCCTACGTCATTTGCCTGCGCCCCACCAACAGGGTTCCAGCCCCACTGATAGACCCGGCTACCCGCACTGGGTAGCCCGTCGCTGTCTTTGTTGGTGCTGGCGGTCGTAACCACTTGCAAACCCGTGTACCCCGACTGCTGATAACTTAGATCAGGGCGCGGCTCTCGCAAAGCCTGTGGGTCATCCACAGGATACATACCCAACTGCAACTGCGGTTGATCCGGTTCCCAACACTGAGAACACACCTTGATGGAAACCTGCTTGGTCTTGATGATTAACTTCTTCAGGTCTTTGAGTTTAAAGCGAAAGCCGCAGCGATCACACTCGGCAATTGCTTTCTTACCTGAAGCAAACCTGTTTGCCATGATTAGCCACCAATGAAGTACTGTCGAGGCACAAACCGATCCGGTGCCTTCTCACGGTCTTCCCCAGCAGCAAGAGCAAACTGCTGCTCATAAACACCTTGAAGCATTTCAAGACGAGGGGCACCTTCGGGAATCTTCATCGCCACGTAGTACGCCAAACCCGCCACCAAACAGGGCAGGAAGCGGAAACTCATGTCCCCTGTCTCTACGCCCGACCCCGCGTTCTGGATGCGGCGCATGCGGTAGTAGGAGAACTGATAGTACGGGGTGGCGGTCGTGCCTTGGTCAGGCACAGGCCACACAGTCACAGCGGGAAGTTGCGCCCAATACACCGATACAGTGGAGGTGTGCGCCGCAGCCGCCGAGTTATTCTGAGCACGGAAACAGTTGTACAGCGTGTTACCCGTGATGTACGAGTAGTTAATGTACTCGCTGTCAATCTTGATGAACCCAAACGCAGGAAGACCTGTGGCATCCGTCAGCACGATGGTTGTATCAGTTGACGTGATCGTTGTCGCCAACGTGGTAACCACTGCCTCTTGTCCAGACATACGTTGCACCATAACCTGAATAGGCCGCGCTTGTGTCAACTTGTTGGGAATAGTCGCGTAGGTGGACACACTGATACGTGTGATGGTAAGGTCGGCTTGGTTCGATACGCTGTTCGCCTGAGTGCGAATCTGGTGTTCAATCAGATCAATCGTGTCAACAGGAACGGGGTAGCAGAACTGCCCTTGAACGAGGTTGAAAATCCCCGGCTCAATCGTCCACATGTTGAGGCCACGGTTTGCCCACTCAATTGTGAGCAGGTTCATGGATCGACGCGCTGTGCGCAGGTCGTAGCCCGTGCGCATCTCACGCCCTGCACGTTCGTACGCTTCTTCAGCGATCTCCGTGAAGTTCATGTCAAAGTTAGATACGCCTGTGGTCGCCATTTAACGATACCCCGCTGTTTTTTTGGCTACGTTTTTAGGCTGCGCCACAAACTGTTTACCTTGCGCCTTACCCGCACGTTTGGCACGGGTTGTAGCCGCATACTCAGCAGGGGTCAAGGACTTGATGGCCTTCTCAGGCAAATACCGTTCCCCCGTCTTGGAAGACGGCTTTCCACTCTTGGTGCGCCACTTCTGGTCGCCCCAGTCTTTGAGGGATTGCTGGGGCGCTTTCATGTCAGTCCCTGTACCCGCCACCAGCGGCTTTGTACTTCTTGGCAACAAGCTGTGCTTTACGTGCAGACCACTGACCCGCGCCAGTACCCTGTGTTGCGGCAGACTTTACCTGAGACACAATCCGCTTGCGCAGTTCGGGTTTTGTGTAATTGCCAGCAGCGTTGACTTTTCCACCTTCAGCGTAAACGGTAAAGTCGGTGTCATCCCGGCGTGCTTTTTTCACGCCTTTGGGCATTTTAGAGGGGGAGATGTCCCCCATTCCACGGCTGGCTCTCATGGTCAAACCATCCGGCCTTTGGTCTTGCCTTTAGCGGCGCAACCGTCTGCACGGCTAGAAGCGGAAGATACCTTACCGCCTTTTTTATATCCGGGAAAGGTTTGACCTGCGACGGGCGACGGCCTTCCCATAGGCACCTCGCCGATGTTCTGACCGCCGCCGCCCAGATTTTGCTGGATTCCCTGCAATGATTGACCAATTTGTTTGCCGCCTTGGTGAACTGTATTCAGACCACCAAACGCGCCACCACCACCACTATCGATGGGATATGCTGGCAACATACTGATTTCTTTATCAGTATCGTTCATACCGCCAACGGCAAATTTTTTCGCTTTTTTCATGATATTTTCCTTAGACCATACGGCCCCGAGTTTTACCTTTTGCGGCGATACCATCGCCACGACGAGAAGCGGAAACAACTTTACCGCCTTTTTTGAGCGTTACCCCCAATTTCTTGAGGCTCTGCTCGGAATCAAAACGCCCAGAATAATCGGGTGTAGGGCTAGAGTTCGCGCCGCCACCACTCAGACCCTCTTGGATCATTTTTAAAGAATCACCAATCTGCCCAGCGCCTTGGTTGACCGTATCCAGTCCACCTAAAGCGCCACCTTGAGCAAGTTTACGTGTCTTCATTGCAAACTCTTAGCAAGCCTTACCGCCACGAGCCATGCCACCTTTTTTAAGCATCATGCCTTTGGTCTTACCCTGCTGGGCAACACCATCAGCACGTGTAGAGGCAGTACCGCCAGAAGACATCTTCTTGGTTGCGCCACCTACCTTCATAGGCATCATAGGCATCATAGGTCTAGCGGCTGGTCTAGCGGCTGGTCTAGCTCCGGCTTTTTTCTTTGCCAGCATTGCCAGCATTTCGGGATTCATTTTAGAAGCCATGTCATCACCTTTTAAGTTTATGTTAGAGATTACTTACCACCCGCGTACCAGTTAATAAGCTGAACTAAGCCAGCGCCTACGACGCTGCTTGCCCCGCCAACTAACATTAAAACCTTCCAGCCACCACGGGCCTCAGACAGCGTTTTGTCAATGGCTGTCAGCGTTGTCTGCATGGCCCTCATGTTCTCCAGCATCTTGTCCATATCATCTTGCAGGTGCTTGATGTCGGACGCATGCGTAGCAAGTTCACGGGCTGTTTGGATAGCGTCTTCAGACATATCAGCACTTCCATCGCGCCAGCGACGCAGCTTTGCGAGTGGGTTTGCCCTTCTCGTCTTTCATTGGGCCGGGCATGCCGGACATACGTGCGCAGAACGAGTCCTTGCGCTTACCGCCTTGAGGCTGGGGGGCTTTGAGGTTGCTACCTGTCGCAGCGTTGTACTTGGCACGGCCTTTGGCAGTCAGACCCGCCCCCTTGGAGGCCGGTAGCTTCTCGCCCCGGCCTACAGAGAGAACCGGGCCTTTTTTCTTAGCCATAGAACACCGAGAGGCTGGTTAACGAGCCAACGCTCAACGTCAAATACAAACCTGTATTTGCCAAAATACCTTCTCCGGGGACAAGGACATACGTGGAATTGGCTACGGTTTGACTTGTAATGTCCATTGTGAACAAAACTGCGCCAGACGCACTGCCATCACGAATTTCCAATGTGCACGCGGTGCTTATAGCAGGTGTAACAATAAAACCTTTTAGTCGTGTACGACCTGCATAAAACGACCCAGCGGTACTGCGGTGCGTTGACTTAACGTCGGTTTGCATACCCATAATCAATCTCCTATAAAACAGGGGCCGAAGCCCCAAGATTGATTACTGTTGCT